CCGATATAAACCTGCTCATCGATGTCCATCTGGTACTTCAGTTGCAGTGCCTGGAACTTCTGGTCATCAATCGGACGACCAAGGCGGGCGCTGGACTCAAGCTCCAGTACCGTGTACTTCAACTCCATGCCCCAAGGACGCAGGGGTTGCGGGGTCTTGGCGATATCAACCGAGATGCCGGTGACCTGGTCGGTGCTCTTGCCGATCCAAGCCTTGCCGTTACCAATAGCGTTACCGGTACCCAGGCCGCCAGCAGAAGCGAAGCTGGATTGTGTGAAAGCTGAGATCTCATCAGCAATGGTCACATCTTCACGTAAGTCGATGTCACGCGACCAGGTTACAGCAGCCAGCGGTTGATGCAGGGTCAGATCGAGGCGCTCTAACTCGCCGACCATAAAGGAGCCGGTGGAGTCAACAGTGCGACCATCGTGAGTAGTAACTGCGTTTTGCAGCCGACGACCCAGGGCATTACCGCTAGAGTCAATTGTATTTACTGCATCGTAAGTCAGGATATCCAGCGTGCGGACTCGGCGTTTAGGAACAAAAATCTTGCTCATAGTATTACCCTCTATTAAATGTTGTGAGCGACTTCAACCACACCGTTTGCATCTTGGGTGCCGTTGAAAGTCGTGTTGGCAAGAGCCGCGGTATTGCCAGAAGAGGCAACCATTTCTACTCCACCCTGAGTGTGGGTGCCGCTACTTGCAGCTACCCAGATGAATACCTGACCGCCTTTTTTGGCAGCGGCAGCATCGGAGGGCAGCTTCGCCATGATGTAACCACTGCGAAGGATGTCAATGACGCCCGTAGCAGGGGGCACGGCTGAACCCAGCGTTTCCGAGCCGAACTGGCCGCCAGCAGGCGACTGAGTCGGGTAGGAACGCACTGTGAAACCGTACACGTTGGTAATTGCAGAATCACCTGCAATAGTCCGACGCACCGTCTGCGTTGTGGTATCAACTACCGCCGCACCGCCGAAGATCAGGTTGGGGTTGGTAGCGTTTTGGAGGGCCGCTTCAATGCCAGCGGGGTGGGTGCGGTTGACGTCACCGGGATTTCCAGCGCCCATACGGAACTGGAAAGCTACGTCACGAGTCTTGAATCGAGTTTTCATGTTCATCCTTTATTTGTCGGCCCAAAACTGAGAATTGGCCTTGTTGAGGTCAGAGATACTTGTGATAGTAGCCCCGGCTTGTTTGGCTGGTTGAGAGCCTGAGTGCTGAGACTGGTGGTTGTTGGAACGTTTCTGCACCAGTACCGAGGCATCAAAAGCTTGGCGAACTGCATCACAGGTCATCTTGTGAGTGTCGAGATGCTTTCCATCCAACACATCATCAATGACACTGCGCGTAGCAGGCTGAGCGTAGGCTAAGTCAAGAGCAGTGCGGCGGGTGCCACAGATCTTGCGGAAGGTGATGTGGGCCGGTGCTTTGGCATCGTAGGTCGGAACACGAATGCCCGGTACCAGGATTTCAGCCTTCGACATCGTATCACGGAAGGACTTGGATAGGAATGCGGAGTCCGTGAATTTAAAGGCTGCATCATTCGTAGCCCCAGATTCATCTTCCTTCTTCATCTCTTCCTTCAGCTCTTCGTTCTCTGCATCGTCAGTGCTGCCCCCACCGCCGCCAAGCTTCTCGCTGATGGCTGCCAGCTGGGCAAGGATTTCTGTATGCCCAGCTTCTAGTGCATCAATACGACCACCGAGTTCATCATCATAGGTGCCTTTCTTTTCATCCGCAGGCGGTACCTCATCCTCCACCGTAGTCGTGCCCAGAGTCTCGGCAGCACCATTGTGAATGTGAACATGGATGTCACCGGGATCGGCTGCTTCCGGCAAGGCGTCGTCTTCAGTTACGCCACCCTCTTCAGCTTCTGCTAGTGCTGCTTCCAGTGCCTCAGGATCCTCATCCTTTGTGGCCTTACGGATTCGCCTTAGCAAAGCGTCAAGGGTGAAACCCTTTTTCTTTAACTTCATGTGAAGCTCCTTTTTAACAACTACAAGTGATGGGTCGTCGCTATCTCTTACAGAACAGCGTGGTCCACAACGACCCGATTCAACCAACGCTACGTGATTCCCTACAATGTTTGTTTGGGCTCCTTCTCCTGGTCCAGTCTCCTCATAGTCTGCATCGTACCCAGCCGATACTTCTATCAGGTCGTTTGATAGCTGGGCGATGACATCCTTGTTGGTGATGAATAAATCAGCCAGTAGTAGGTCGTCCTCAATACCTACTCCTCGCCGCACGTTATGGACTACGCCCACTGATAAGTCATGCCAGTTGTTAGGGTTTACATCCTCCTCTGGATGGTTGATCGTAACTGCCTTGCCCATGAAGCTGGCAATAGTGGTTTCATTGAACAGGTCGGCTGCATCCCGCTTGATCTTCACGTAGCCTTGTTTACTGCCATCAATAGGCAGTTCGTCAGGCCCATACATCATCGTGCCAGTGCGAGAGATGGGCACGTCCTCGCAGACCAAGAAGCCTTCCGGCGTCAGACTGCGCTTCTTGCCTAGCTGCTCCACTGAATGGAATCTGTATTTCATATCACGGGCTCCAGTTTATCGATAGACCACCAAACGTTTGCATGGGGCATTTTCAGGAGCAGGTATCTAACCTGGTCCTTACTCTTGGCATCCTGCGCCACCACCTTATACACCTTCCCGGCAGCCTTATCGCGTGCGGTAGAGTAGATCGAAGTGAATGACTTGTGGTCGGCATCCTTGGTATCCTTCTTCTCCACCTCCTTGATGGACTTGTTGACCTGGGCAAGCTCCTTCTTGATGCGGTCCATCTGCCGGTTGTCCCCTGAGTCGTCAGACTTGTCCAGCTCCTCTTCAAGGCGCTGGCGCTTCCGACGCAACTCGCCCAAGGCATCGTTTCCGGTCTTGTCGGAATCGGCGGTGCCCTGGAACGGGGTTCTTGGTTCGCCTACCCCGCGCTTCAGCTGGTCGGCGTAGCTCTGGGCTACCCGAATAGCCTCCATCTCGGTGAGGAAGGAAGCCTGGCTCAGGAACACCGTTCTGCCGTCGCTGCCCAGAACCTTCGGCCGGTACCCTTTCTTACCGAACTTCGACTGCTCGTAGGTTGCCTTGTATGCTTCCGCGTCCTGCGTCTTCTTAGGGAGCAGCAGAGCCGGGATGGCATTCTTGGGGAGGTGGATGTGAATATGTTTTGCCATGATTTAGTTCCTGTGAAGCCAAGGGCGGTAGACGAAGGTGCGTAACTTAATAGCTGCGTTGGGGTCTGGACCCTTCCAGCCGAACTTCCAGTAGAAGTTCTTGTACACCTTGGCATCGATCAACCATACCCAAGGGGCATCGACTACCGATAGCACCCATTTCCCGAAGTTGCTGACTGGGTTCCGAATGCACAGGAACCGCAGCTGTAACCAGTACTTGCCATTCGAGGGCGCCTTGTAGTGGGTATCCCCTCTACCATATTTAAAGTTACCGAACCAGGTAGTCTTACCATCCCAGTTAGTCAGGCACATAATAGGCACTACCGCAAAGCTCAGGAGTACCATCGGTAAAAATGCTAGGAGCCAAATCGCTGAGCAAAATATAAATTTTAGTAGTTTCATCAATCCAACTCCGGTAAGTAGGGCTCGGCATAACACCTACAGTTGTAAATCATACCAGCATGGGTAACGGTACCATCTTCAAGGGTGGGAGGCTTATCCCATTCCACATACTTCCCTTCCATAAGCTTGTGACTGTGCCTGACGTCTGCATCCTTTGCAGTGCGCCAGAAGTAACCCGGGCTTCCAACATGAGTGGCGCGTGCCATTGTCAGGCCAGCAGCGGTGCGAGCTACCTCAGTTCGTGCGATCAGCTTTGCTCTGCCTTCGGTTACCTTGCCTGTCCTCATAATCTCTTTGGCAATATCCGCAGCGCGGGTGCCTTCAGCCAAACCATTCAAAGTCAGGTCATGCACACGCTTTGCAGCTTTGAGGGGCAGGCTTGTGATTAAAGTGACCTGCTCTTCCAGCATTGAGACCAACCAGGCCCCAGTAGGCGCTGTTAAAACCTCCTGCCGTAGGGCCTTACCTAGGTCATCCCCGTATTCAGCCCAGGCCTTAGCATCTCGCAGGCCTACCTCATCTAGCATCTTCTTAGCCACCGACCTTGCCCATGGATTAAGCAGCTCGCTGTACTTTTGCAGGGCAGCCCGCATCTTGGATTCATTAGGCAAGAAGTTGGGGTCAGTCATGCCATTGATGATGCTCCCGATCTGCTTAGCCACCTGCCTTAACTGTCTTGCGTAAGACTTCTCCGCCTTGCGGGAGTTGTTGAAACGCTCCCGGGCAATTTTGGCTCTGGTGCGATAAGCATCAATCGTCTTACGGTTGACTGTCTGCACCATCATTCCCATCGTCTGCACCTTCCTCTGCCATTGCAAGATCTGCTGGCGGTACTGGGTCTTCACTGGCCTGCTCAATAAGCTCTTCAGTGATGTTAGTGAAGATGCCCGTCTCATGCGATGACTGCCGCAGCTCCTGTAGAGCAACCTGGTCACTGATAAGCCCAGCGGTATGGACTGCAATAACCGCGTTGGTAAGGCTTGTGGCGATGTTAGCTTTCTTCTCGGAGTCTATTTCCCACAGCGAGTTGAACTTAACGCGGAAGCCTTCTGGCAGCTCCACCTCTTCTGAGGCAGCTAGGCATCGGTAGATGTTCGTCACGCCTACCCGCAATTCCTTTTCCTGCTTTTGGTAGATGCCGTCGTAGTAGTTCTGCATATCGGCATCCCCAGTGCTGAAGCCTGAGGGCGACTGGCCAAACAATCTTACCAGTGGAATCTGCAGTGCACCGGCAAGCTGCTGCCCGAACTGGGTAAGTGCATCCGACAGCCCACTGAAGGCGCCGTGCTGCTCCGAGCTGATATCATCCTCAGCGTCGATAAGGCTGATGCCTTCAATACCCTGGAAGCGCCTCATCATCTCCACATACTTGACCAAACCATCCACCGCTGCTCCAGAGCTTGATACGATCTCACGCATATCCTTAACCTTCAAAGTGCGGAGGTAGCTTTTGTATACAAGCTGAGCTGCACCAGTAGTTGCCGAGTCGAAGGCTACCATGCGATCATAGATCCTTTCCAGCACCGATAGGCCCCACAGCTGCTCCGTCACCCGTTGCCAGTAGGGCAGCTTTAAGCCCTCCAGTCGGATGACGCGGGAGAAGTGAATCAGCTTCCCTTGGAATGCAGGCGCTCCACTATTGCAGCGGTAGAACTTTGGCATCCCAATGTTTGGGCCCATGTCAGTGACTAGGTCGTTAAGCGACGGCTCTACCATCCAGCGATCAAGAGTAATCAACCCTTTGAACTGACCCTTCGCTACGGTATCCAGACGAAGCGGGGTTTTCATATCCTGCCCGTCAATCATCATGACCACGATGGCCCCACCATATAAGCGAGACCATTTGATACCGTCATTGATTGCGTTCCACAAACCTAGACTGACTTCAGACTCCCGCATGGACTGCATATCCCCAGCATCAATCTCACCTTCGAAGTCCACACCTGCGCGGGTCATGTCGTCAGCGACCACATCAACTGCAACCCCACCGATCCAACTTCCCCGGTGAATCCATTCCAGCATGACCCGGTTGCGGGTGATGGGGTTGTAACCATACGAGGATGAGGTCAGTGCATTATCCGCCCCAATGCCCATCCGCTGTGCTAGGTTTATGAAGGAGTCCGTCGTTGACTGCCTTACCTTGCTGTCTTGGGTAGCCTGCCTGAGCACCTCTGCCTGTGCTACTGCTTCTTTGTTAGCTGCGGCTACAATGCTTACCTTACGCTGCTTTGCCATTTAGTTGTAAGCCCTCTGTACCAGGAAGTAAGCTTCTGCCACTACTTGGTTTGATCCAACGCCGGTGAAGCGATAGAAGTAGATGCCCGTTTGGTCGGGCGTGTAGTTGACTTGGTATGAACCACCACCCAAGCTTGTTATCTGACTCCCTGAGAACTGCACCTTCGTGTTGTCAGGTTTGAGTACCTCAGCTGATACCGAGATGGGATTAACTGGGAGCCCATTAACATCTGCAAAGGAGGAGATCATAGTAACCTCCCCACCCAGCACGTAGTAGTTCATCAGCTTGCGGCGACCACTAGCTACAGAAGGACCATCCGACAGCTGTGCTGTACCCAGCACCAGTACCACCGAAACTACTAATACCCCATCTGAGGCATCGCTAAGGGCAGCTACCTCGTTTTGAACTACTTCGTAAATCTGACCTGCTGCTAACCAATCAGAAAGGGCAGCTGAATCAGCTTGGGTTGCTGACAACACCGCACCCGCCCCTATAAGCTCCACCAAGGCGCCTGCCTCTGACACCTGCAAGAAGTAGGTGGTTACCCCAGTGACCGAATCTAACAGGGCTGCCGACTCAACAACACTGAGGGGAAATATAAGGGAGTTGCTGAAGCTATCTGCCAGTGTACCTGCTTCTGCTACCGAACCACTAAACGAGGCGGCCTGGCTTGAGGCATCTGCCAGTGCACCTACCTCAGCAGTACTGACTACTACCATGCCCCCGGAGGTGAGCGAGCCGAACCCAGCGGTACCAAAGCTACTAGTTCCGAAAGCCATATTGAATTCCTTAGTTAGAGACTCCGGGTTTCCCCGGAGAATCAATTTCAACCATTACTACGGCATCGGTGGGTTAGCTGAGGCAGTAACCTCAGAGAACCACCTACCGGGAGCAGTACATAGAAGCCCCTATCCAAGCGGAGCATCTTGCGAAGAAACAAAGACAGGCATCCCGGGTTATCCACAGCCCCGCCATGATGGCGATGGTGATGGTGGGCTCGCCGGTACTTCATGCTGCTGCTAGTGCCCCACCTACAGGGATCTGCACGACCACTGTTGCGATGGCTTCTACCACCAAGGGGTCGGTGGTGAATGCGGGGCCGATGTCAGCTACTGTGCCAAAGGCTTGGTAGGTGGCAGACCAGGTACCAGGCTCGACTGTGAAAAGGGCATTGGCTGATCCCGGTGACTCTGTAGCGACCAAGTCAGGGTTGCCTCCAGTAGAGTCTTTCAAGGTGACGCGAATGCCGGTGACCGGTTCTGCTGCTATGAATGTGCCCAGGATGATTGATGCTAGAACTGCTTTGCTCATTGTAATACTCCTTTACTTGGTTAGAATACCCGGGTACCCGGGGTTATCGCGGGCCCAGACATCTAGGCCTATGAACTTCGATCTAGGTCACCCTCTTAAGCTTCCAGCAAGGTGCTGCGGGCCTGTCGTGGTGCTCTAGGTCAATATGTTGCGAAGGAAGACAAATCAGCGCGGGTAAACGCATACGCTGTGTTGTCACCAACCAAGGCCGCCATGCGCCTCATTTGAGTTTCATATTCAGCTGCGTCACGCTCAATCGATACTCCTCCCCCTGTGTAGTGAAATGTCGTGAGCAACACAAGATTGTTATTTACAACCATTGCCACAGGACCGCCTGAATCACCACCGATGATTGGCGCAAACCACCCATAAAGCGGAGAGGTTAAGTAGTCCGGCTGTCTACCTACGCCGACAAACGGCCTATCGTACGGCTGCACATTGGCCAGCGAACTCAGACCAACGAGCGATAATATATTGACGCGTTCATCTTCCACTCCATCTGGTCGATGAAAAACGCGAGCAAGCACTGGTATGTTACCCACCCAGGTACCGTCCGCGTTGCCATAGTTTGTATCCAAGCTCTTAATGTAATTTTGCCAACCTGTCGGCATGATCTGAAACGGAGTGCATCCGGTAATTGGGTTGCTCAATAAGCCAATCCAATGGTCGTCGCTGTCGGGGTCTGACCACTTATCAATGAGTGTTTCGGTTTGCAGGCTGCCATCGGTACGAACAAAAACAACCTTATCTCCAATAATCCCGTTGTTTGTTTGGTAATGATTTGCGCCGAATATGTGCCGTGCAGTCACCAGCAAAGGGGGGTGAACCCTTGCGTCTTCGTTCAATGCGTTCGATGCGTTCATTGCACCGATGGCTGTGATGTTATTAAGCCCAGCGCCAAAAAATCCGCTGTTGCGCGTAACAACCGGAGCAGCGGCGTCGTGGTTATTAGAAGCCCACATGGTTTGAGTACCGCTCGTACTGTTAACATTGCCTTGGGCATCCTTCCCCGCGATGAGTGCGTTTATTTGCGCGGACGCATGTGCCCCTAGAGACGTGCCAGCATCGGTTCGGTAGGAAATAAGAGTGTGCGTGTTAAGCGTGGCCACGATTTGCATATCTAGCGAAATACGGCGCTCTATTCCGCCCGACTTTGCCAAAATGGTCGCAGTCCCATCTGTAAGGGCAGTGACATAGCCAGTGCCATCTACAGTAGCAATCGAAGGCGTGAGACTTGCAAACGACAAACTCTTATTTGAATTAGCAAACGACTGAGAAACGTCGATTTTCAAATCTACCCGCGCTCCGGTGTTGACGATGTTATACACCACAGCATCGTAGTTGTTGGATACAGTAGGCGTACCGACAGTAGCGCCCACACTAAAGGGCGTTATCGTATATATGAAGTCGTCAGCGGAATTCGGACCTCGAATTTGCTGCCCGGCAAGGTCAAATTGCAGTTTCATCAAATTACGCTTTGTTTGATTACGAGCCCGGACAATGATGTATTTACTGTGCCCCCAGCAATGTCATGCTGCGCCACTATGCGAATACGCCCTGTATCTGGCGTATATATCGATAGCGCGATATAAAACGCTGGTCCGGTCGCACCTAACTGATTAGCCGGAAACGTGATGGAATCTATGGTTATCCAAGTACTGGAATTTAGCGGGCTCTCTTGTTGCAAGCTGACCTTGCATTTCGTTCGAGTTGCACCAGAGTCGTAAGTAAAGTTAAATACGCCCGTAACTTGGATAACATTTGCCCCATTCACAGGGAAAATGTAGCCAGTGCTTGCCTGCATCATTGAGGACGTGTCTGATATAACAGTCTTCAGCGGTACCTCGTAGTTCGTATTTGCGGCAGTCAGGGTTACTGATGACTGTGGGCTGGCTCCAGCAGTCCACAAGCCCAAGTTCTGGCGATATACGCTGCCGACGGCTGAAACTGTGGAGTTGTTAACGTAAAGGGCTTTCTGGTCAGTAGCCGTGGCAATCTCGCCGGGATTCAGTGTGGTTGTCGATAGGGTCAAAAAGGTACCGGTACGCGGCACCCATTGCGCTTGAATCGCGGGTGGCGTTGCACCAGTAGAGTCCACCAAAGCTGTACCCGGAACGCCACCCGCTACGATAACCCCGAGTGCCGCGAATCCGTTGGTAGCCAAGTTGCCTGGGGTTGGGATAGCAACGCCACCCGCCTCCAATACAGTAGTGCCGGTAACCGGATCTTTCACCGCCACTGGCAAACTTCTACCTACCAACCTCACCACGGAAGTAATTGCAGTGCCGCTGGTCACCACCTTCTCAAGACGCATTGAGTTGGCCGTTACCGCTGGCGCTGCTGCACCATTTGCAACCGCAACGTGGGTAATAACGCCTGCATTGCTTATGTCGTTGTAGGTATCACTTGATACTGCATAGGTGAAGGTCAGCGTGGCGTCTGCAATCAGCTTCTCGACGCGCGTGCCAAGCACATAAGCAGCGCCAGGAGTCATAACGCCCGATAAGGACGCGCTGGTGCCAGTGACAAGTCCGAATGCGACGAAGTCTGAGTATACGTCGGAAACTTTAAGTCTCAACGCGTTGGCATTGTCAATAGTATCTAGGGCAGATCCTTCATGCTCTACGCACTCTAACAGAGAAGTGCCTCCTGATAGGGTAAGAGCTGCACCACCCGTAGTGTAAGTGCCGGCTACCAGGGTGCCTGTGATGGTAGTCCGGTTTAGTACGTTACCTGCTGCAACGGTACCAATCCCCCATTCCCGGTTGTTGCCATCTTGCAGGGAGTAGCTCATTAGACTGCCCACAGAGAACCGGGCAAGGGGTAGCATGAAACCTGCTAGGGAGACGAGGGTTAAAGCTCCTGTGCCTACCGTAGTGGTGGTAGCCTTAATGCCATGGGCTAACTGGGTGCTAACAGCTGTCATAATTACCTTTCTAGTGCAGGGGTCGGGGCTCAGTCAAGAGCCCCGGGTTCTTACACGCTCAGACTGTAAGAAACGTTGATGATGCTGCCGCTGGTTACTGCTTGGCTACCGCCTGCGAATGCACCTTCCGAAAGCACCGTACCAGCGGCACCGCCCTTCACGTTGCTGGTTGCAATGAAGCAGCCTGCAATAGTGCCCGTCGCGTTCGCAGTGAAGCTCAAGGCGGCACTGGTAGCCTTGACCCCTGCTGATGCGGCCGAGAAGCTTGGCGCGGGTCTTGTGCCTGCGGAGTAGCCTTGGTTCTCAGTCCAGCCTGCATGAGAAGCAGCGGTATCAGCTGTGTTGAAGGTGGGTGCTGATGCGCCATCCACCAAGCCCATATAGAACGCAGCGGTATAGGCACTGCCTGACAGCAGGGTATCCAACGCAAGGTTCTTGCCTGCCGTGGGGATCAGGTTATGAATCTGGTCCCGCCAAGCTAAGGTACCATCAGGGTTGAAGCACTCAACCTCGTAGTAGCCCTCCATTGCTAGGGCCTCGCCAATGCCGCCTGCCTGTGCAACCACTGCCACTGCTGCTGCATTCATTTTGAATAGTTCTTTCATATCGTTTCCTTAGACTGCTTCGATTTGTGATTCAAGGAACCACCGCTCTTGGGCTTCCCCGTCTGCATCTGCGTAGGTAACCAGGTATTCCAGTTCCCCACCACTTGTATTCATGCGGGCATCCTGCACTTCGCCTACAGGGGCTGTTACTTTGGGCTTCACTTCATCGCCGATCTTAAAAGACATAATCATTTCCTCTCATACTATCCACTGGTTAAAAGAATACCACTGACCGTGCTGGTTCCGCTGCCACATCCTGAAGCTATAGGTGGGGTAGTCGCGTTTGGTCATTTCCGCCGCGTGAGTGCACTCCGCACTCGACTCGAAGAACTGGTGCAGCGTTACATCGCAATCTGTTGGTGAGCTGCCCAGTACCCCGAAGAAGAAACTAGGTTGATAATCGCTTGTCATGTTTCCCCGTGTTCCTGGATGATCCCCATGATCCTTGGATGTTCCATATGTTCCTGGATGTTCTAAGGATGTTCCATATGATCCTTGGATGTTACTCTGATTTCCCCAGGCGCTCCCACATATTGAGGTTACCCCTTCTCTGGATGTAGCCATCAAGACCGTAGCGGATTGCATCAAAACAATGGTTGTGCGCGTCTACAACGATCGGCAACACCTCACGGGTGACCCTATCAGTTTTATAACTATATAACCTTGCCTCATTGGCTGTATGCTTGCAGCGCGTGTGGATGACAATCTTCTTAAAGCCTTTGAGGTGGGTGATGCCATCCTCTACGCTGCCTGGCCACTTCTCTGCTGCACTAATGCTGAAGGCCTTGCGCTTGATGTAGCTGATGGTCTCAGGGCGACTTCCATCACCCTTAATTGGCCATTCCCTGCTGCCTGGAATAGCGTCGTAGAACTCTTCCATCTCATCCAACTCTACTCCTACCCCATAGGCCTCATATTCGACATAGAGGGTATTCTCCAATATGAACATACGAAGCAAGGTGCTCGGGTCTTGGGAGAATCCAAAGTCAGCGCCAAAGTGCAGACGATCTGCCATCTTATACAAGTCGTCAGGGAAGGATTCAATGACGAACTTGCCTGCAAAGATGACTGCTTGATTATACTTGCGTGGGGAGCCAAGCCATATATGGTCATAGGCTGCCTGTGCATCTGCCCTCTCACTGGTGCTGGTTGCATCCTCAATCAAGCCTAGGTAGTACTGACGCTCCCCCTCAAGCACTGCTGTGAAGTGTGGGTTCTGGTCAAAGTTAAGCTTGTGCACTACTGCATTCCTAGGCTTGTGCTTGACGAACCTTTGATAGGTCGCAGCTTGCTCATCCGTGGTATTGAAGCTAACCCAGATCTCCGAGTCAGCGCCTCGGATAGTAGGCCCTAGTACTTCCCAACTCTCATGCGTTACATCCTGTGCTTCTTCTACCCAGCATATGTCAACACCCTCAGTAGACTTAATCTCCTGGATGTTGTTATGCAAGCCTTTAAATATGAACTCGGCGCCAGACCTTGATACCACGCTGTTCTTGGTAGTCTTGAACCAGCTATTCATACCCAGGCGGTCAATGGTATCCGTCAGCAGGCGGTGCACTGAGTCAGCAATGCTGTTCTGGTATTCCCGGGTGCATAGGATGCGGATGGGCTCAACCGAGGCACGCCTTATGAGCGCCTCGCCAAACCCCCACGACTTGCCACTACCCCGACCCCCATAGAATACCTTGTACCGGGAAGGCCGCATCAAATCGCTAAGCGGGTGCCTACTATCAAGTACCAGGCTGTTAATCGCTGCAAACTCAGGCCTTACTACTAGCTCTTCGTGACTGAGTCCCCTGAACTTATCCCTACGCGCTTTCTCTGCTAGGGCTATCGCCAGCACCTGCTTAGCTGGGAGGGCTCTAAAGGATTGTACTAAGCTCATTTGGGCTTAATAACAAAACCCGCTTCATTTGCGGTACCTTCAATAATTGAGGCCAACTCATCATCCGATAGATCTTTGATCAACTCTACCGCTGACAGCTTAGGTGCGTAGTAGGGTGCTGCTGCTTTAGCACAGCCTATACGCATGGCTAGGTCCGGTTTTACTCCATCTATCCTACCACCCCGGCTTATCTTCAATAAGAACTCATGTGGTAGTAGGCCTGTGCGATGGGCCGCTTCTATAGCAAGGCGATTAACTTTGCTTTCCCTGCGTGGGAGGTTAGGTTTTGGATCCGACTCAGACTCAGTCGGTTTTATCTGCTTCACTGTGCTAACTCCTAGACAAAAAGAAAGCCACCAAGTGCATTGCTGCAAGAGGTGGCTTTAAGGATAGGCCTATTGGTTATGGCCCATCTGGAGGAGACTGCCCTACTATGTCTCGCCTAGCTAGGATCCGTTACTACTTCAGCCTAGCTATTGGGAACGTATCCTAGGGCCGGGGATGCTGTCGGTACAAGGGTAACACCCCTGTTTATCACCTAACCTTTTAATATTCAATAATCTATCTAGATGCCAACTACTACTTGTGTGTGCCTTTTCTTAGGCACTACCGCAGAACCTGCCTACATTACTTAGCCCTGTTGGGGATAAAGACAAAGCGTGTGGTTAATATGCTCTCATATACGCCTATACGCCTATACACGACTTCAATGCCTATAGGCCTATGCTTCTCTATTATGTTTCTAGTGGTATTCAGGCTGGGGCGGGTGGCAGCCACTATCAAGCAGTACCTTCTGGTTGGGTGCAGCATCAGGTACCCTTTGCATAGCTCCCTGTTGAGCTCACTTAGGACTTCTATTAAAAGCATTATCCTAGTGCAGGCCTGCGTTTATACAGCGCCCCTGCTTTCATTAGCAATGCCAGCAGTTCCTCTACAGACTCTGTCTTGGCTACTAGGGTAACGATCTCAGGGGATATGCCCGCTGCTAAGCCATAGCTATGGGCTTTATCTAATAGCTTGGTTGGGAGTTTGTGTTTGTATACAAGGATTGCTGCTCTCATTGGGTATACTGGCTTTTTCTCTAGGCATTTGTTCTTCATGTTCCTTATGTTCCTCTTGTTCCTCTTGTTCTATGGAAGTTCTTTGGAAGTTCCTGGATGTTCCATATGTTCTTTGGATGATCCTTGGATGATCCTTGGAAGTTCCTGGATGATCCACATGATCCTTGGATGATCCTGGATGATCCACATGATCCTTGGATGTTCTAAGGATGTTCCATTTTTAGAATACCTGGTAGGCATACTGCAAGCCCATACCAAAGCACATACCTGCTAGCAGGTAGATCGATACCAGGGATAGGTAAGTGATCATTGGAGGCTCGTATGATTGCATGGCAGAGCGCACATCCACATACTCAATAACCCGGTAGCGGTTTGGGTTGGTGAGGAGGTCACGGTTACGAAGCCTCATCATTTCGTCTTCTGCTATTGATAGCCTGATTGATTGGTAGACTGGAAGCCATACCCGACTGCCTTTGCAGTTACGTTCAACTACCCATAATCTCATCTTTATCTCCTATGTTTAATGACAGGGACTGTGTACTACGCACTTACAAGCCCATCCATCTAGCAACTGCATTGAAAGGCCATACCTTTTCCCACAGCATGTGCTCTAGAGGGAAGCTGAAGGTTATACCTACCCAGAATCCCCATGATGTTAGTGCAGACCTGGTGCTATGGTAGCAGCGTACCCACTTTCCCTCCTCATCAAGGTGTAAGTGTACCTTTGACTTCAGCGCCTGGTACCCGTGCAGTTGTCTCATGCTGTGGTAACCCATTCCATTTCTTTGACTACCCTAGGCACTTGGATATCCGTTGAGTAGCTGTATTCATCCACCAGACTAGCCATCATAACTAGGTGCTTGCGGTCTTCTCGCACATGCTTAACTGTGCGTAGGCAGTTCTTTCTCTGCTCACGTAGTGCGTTATGCAGGATAGAGTTACCACCCGCGCTGGTCAGGCGCTTTGATATCTTTTTTAGTTTATTACTTTTTGCCAGCAGCCCCTCGATACTTCGTTTAAGGTTCAGGATGGAGGTGATTATGAAGCGCCTCACCTCATTCACTAAGTTCAATGTTGTGGGAAACGAATGTCCGTCAGATGCCTTATCAGACATGCTAGTGAATAGAGCTACTAGCTCCTGTTGTGCTTTTTCAAGATTGGTGGCGTAATTGGCATCCCGGCCAAACTTATCATAGGCCGCTCTCTTGTCTGCATCCATTAGAGTTTCGTATGCTTTCTGCAACCACTGGAATTCCTCGGTGGTCCCACCCTTATCAGGGTGCTTAATTCTTGCTAGGCGTCGATAGGCCGCTTTTATTTCAATGGGGGTAGCATTGGGTGCGACACCTAGTCTTTCGTAGTAGCTCGCTAGCATTTTGAATCTCCTTGGTTATGGGTTACTTACGGGGTGGGGAGGCTGCTAACTCATCACATGCGACCTGAGCCTCTTCCGGCGAATTAAAAAACATTGGTTCTTTGCTGACGACATGTGACCACCTGCCGTCCTCTTCATACTTAACCTGCACGCCATAAAGGACGGTTTCATGAATGCGTGCCATCCCACTCTGGCGGCTAGATACCCACTGCGCCACTCGGTATTGCGGGTATTTATCTTTCGTCATCCTATTCCCCTGTTGACATAACTATACTTTCGAGCGAGATGCTAGCGATAAAGCCGCCGTCGCCCCTTGGTGCGTATCACGGGTTAGGCGACACACCATTGATATTGAGAACATCTATAGGTATCCCAATGCAGGCATTAACGCAGGCCACTATCCGCTTAGCGTTGGACTCAGAAATTGCGTAGCCGATTTGCTCTCCCGGTGGGCCGACATACCAGCCGTCGTTATCCTCACCGTATCCCCATATCGTGCCACCTAACCCTACATTCGAGAACGACGACCCTTTGGTTTCTTGCAGGCTCATGCCGCAGTACGGACACCAGTGCATACCATTTTCGTGTGGAGTGCCATCTCTTAGGTCAAAAAAGTTTCCGCATTCAGTACCCCAAACACCGCCGTCGTCTTCAATCCAGTTACACGTTTCACTCATTTCCTTTCTCCTTGGTTATGGGTTACTTACAGGGTTTCTTTAAAGTGCTTCATTGTAACTGGGCAGACGGCAGTCGCCAGTTCCAGTAAAGCCTCAGCGTACACCCGGATTTCGTACTGGGCATGTGCATGAAGTCGAAGACGCAAGAAGTGCATGAGGTTGTGTAGGTCGACCGAGGCAAACATATGGCTGTAGGTACCCGTAGTGAGTACTGACCTGGCTAGCTCTCTTGGACAGCCTTCCCTGATGAGGCTCTGGTATACCTCAAAGCATGAGTTGTTGGCAGCATCGATAGTCAGCTGGAATTTGCTGGCTAATGGATGTACTTCCTCAGTCCTCATTTGTTTATTGTCCTTGCTTTGCGTGGTTATTTGAGCCAGCTCCGGTACGTAGTACTCTTCTGGTAGCTCTGCGTACCTAGCACTAACTTCATTGTAGCTCCAGGTGCGGTGGCGGTGCCACTGTCTCAATACGAAGATGGGGGCCTTCACCTCAAAGGTGAACTGCACCGACTCAAAGGGGCTTGTGTGTTTGTTATTCAGCAGGTACTTGATGAGCTTCTCATCCTTACCCGAATCCTCTCCTGTGCGCCACTCCGCTGCATAGCTTACGCGAGCTGCCCGCACTATGGATAGATCACTGCCCATACTATCTACTAGCCTGACTAACCCACGATCCAATACTTTGAATTCCATATCAATCTTCCTGTGAAGCGAAACGGTAGGCCAGCATTTCCTTGATGTGAGACTCAGGCTTCCAGTAGTTTTTAGGATCTTTCTGGAACTTGCCCCGTTCGTCGTAGACGGGTACCCCGTCGTCAGGAAGCTTGCTGGCATTGCTTTGCATGATGATCATCAATACCTGGTCTAAAGGGATGCCGTACTTAACCGCTTCCGAGTGACAGTACACTACCAGGTCCCCCAACAGATCGGCCAACTCAGTGAGGATGTCGATGGGCTGCGCGAAGCGGCAGTGATCTAACACCAGGTCGATCTCGTCAACCTCTTCTTTCAATATGGATTTGAACTTCTCTAAGAACACAGACTGGCGAGTGCCCCATCCCGGCTCATGTGTCAATGACTGAGGCTTAAAGTTGGGCAGTTTGTACATAGCGTTCATCTGCTCTATTTCTTTTATAAAGATACTCATACTCATTCTACTTCTCCTTTAATTTGACTCTGAGTTTTTTTCTACTAGAGCCACGATGTGGGAATAGGCCCACGCCCTCTTCTTCATCTGCATCATCTGCATCAGGTTGTGCCAGCCATTTCTTGGTGGCTGACATCAACTCCTTGAACTCCTTAGTTTGGTCCATAGCAACGGTGATCTTCTGCTCCCGGAACATATTAAGTCGAGACCAGCATTCATAATACCACATCATCTTTTCTAGCAGCTCTGCTGTTTCCGGGTTCTTCAACCTCTGCATGATCTCGGTCTTAGTGTAGATCATGTGGCTGGTACCTCTGCGTATCATCCCTAACCTCCTATGTAAGGAAAGCAGCCTGACCCATCGCTTGTAAGAGACCTTACTGGGTAGAGGCTTATGGCATTACCCGGCTGGTCAAGCTGCTTACCTTAGTGGCCTGATAGGACTACTCCAACTGGAGCTCAGGCCTGCCTTCTCCGAATTAGGGGCCCGGTTCGGAAACCGAGGGAGATATGGCCCAAGAGCCAACCTGCCCCCACCTTACTAATCTATATATACCCACACTCCTTCATTCTACTGGATCCATTATATGGTAGTTAACGTTAAGAGCCAATGACTCAAGTTTGTGAACGCCAAGGCAGCACTATGGATACATGCTTACCCAAGTTATCTAACTCACTCACCACTGACCACACCCTGCATGTAACTACGCTGTCCCTCCTGTTTGGGTAGGCAACGAATTGATCACATCCCTGACCCAGTAACCAGGCAACTATGGCAGAGGGTCTGGATTTCTTATGGAACCCATGCGTATGCACTTTTAAGTCAGGCCCCTCACGCTGCAATAGGCTTGGATCTACCTGCTTGTTGGGGGAGCTTGGGTAGAAGCTGGGTATCAGTAAAATCGAATTCCGCGTGTTGTCTCCAAGCAACCTGCACAGTTGTACTAAGTCCTGCCTTTGGAATACGGATAGGCCAGCGGCACTGGTTAGGATTGCAACTTTGTAGTCCTCTAGCACCTTATTCCCCTTCTGTAGTCAGAACTAGCTGCTCAATTGAGGATGTTCTTGAGCTCTTTGATATTAACACAATGCCGGAAAATGCCGAGCTTCCCAAGGTGCGATGGTCTACTATCCATACCTGCCTTTTTTCGTCTTGGGCACGCGCTGCAAGAGCTGCTAGTAGATCTTCAACCCCTGCACTGCTCATGTAGGTTGTGGGCTCATCCCATACCTCAAGGTCTAATTGAATTCCATAGGTGCTGCGTATAAGGTTGCCTAAGCCTAAGGTGGTTGCCAAGCGGAGCCTCTGCGCCTCCCCACCAGACCAAGCTTCCCACGGTACGGGATTCTTATTACTGGGTGAGGTCACGGTTACGAAGAAGCCTTTACTGATCTTGCTGGTCTTGGTCTCTCGGCTGATATCAAACTTCAAACTCCAGCCTATCAATCCAAGCTGCACCAGGCTTGAATTGACCTCTATCTCCAACTGGGTGAGGGCCTGCTGGATCTGCTTCAGCCTAACATCCTTAAAGCCTTTAACCCACCAGCTGAATCCAGCCTGCGCCGTAACTAAGGCATCCATATCGTGGACATAATTTGTAATGTCCGTGGAGGTACGTTTGATATCCGCTTCTACCTCCTGCTGCTTCTCCTTGAAAGGATTCTGCTTACGCTTGAGTTCATCTACCCGGCGCTGAGCATCCTCAATCTTATTATCCAAGCTTTCAAATCCACGAGTCGCGCTCTGGTACTCATTCCTCTTATTACGAAGTAACTCACGGGTGTTGCTTACTTGCTGGCTAAAACCAAGCAAGGTCTCCTGGGACTGGGACAGCAGGCGCTGGGATTCAGTATACTTATCCCTAACCATCACATACTCCATTCTTAGGCTCCGGGCAAACTCCTTCATATCTACAGTAGGGTCTGTGAATAACGCACGTACTGATTGGCCGCAGGTAGGGCATGTCTTGTTGGTGCCGGCTCTTGCCGCCCTTTCTTCTGCATCCGTGCACCGAGTGCGGGAGGCTGTAGCGGCATCACGAGCATTGTTGACCTTCTCCTGAATCTTATCAAAACTTCCCTGGGCTCGAAACTCCTTATCTAAGTGCTGCCCGAGCTCCAGTTCTAGTCTGCTTATAGTCTCCTTAACGGATTCTGCGGTTCTACCATACCTGAGGGCTTCCTCTACCAACTCATGTTCGTTCTTCTTAAGATCAAGGCAGGCCTCTTGATTCTCTTTCTCCCAGTTATCGGCGAAGCTGCTGAAATCGGAATCCACCAAGGTGCGTAGTCTGGCCTGCTTATCCGCGATCCGTAATTCCAATCGTGATATGTCCTTTGCCAGTGCATCTGCCTGAGATGCCGAGCGGTCACTGTACTCCAACCAGCTGTCCAGTGATAGTATCTCCGCAAACAATGAGGCCTTCGCAGCGGGGAGTAGATCAAGGAATACCGGCTGCCCCTGTGCAAAGTAGACCGAACTTAGAAAGGCTGTCATGTCAAGCGCCTTGCCTGAGCTGCATAGGTGGTGCATGAAGGTGTTGGTTTCATCCGGCACCAAATCCTCTGGTTCCCCTCCGGCTGAAGTTAACGTGAAGCTGTTGGGGTTCCAGGTTCTTTTGAGTTCATACTCTTGACCATCATGACTATATTGCAGGGCAACCGAAGTACCGATAGGGGTGACGCCCCAGCTTGATATGTCGCCAGCCTTGAGCCCCTTCGGGGTCTTCCCGTAGATCAACCAAGAGATTGCATCCCATACCGTTGACTTGCCTGCCCCGTTCGCTTCCAGGCGCGGCTCCTTGTTATTCTCTCCTGCCATAAAAAACAACCCGGGTGCATCTGGGAACGACATAACGTGGTTGCCCACAAAAGACTTAAAGTTATGTAACGCTAGGTGTCTTACTTTCATTTTATTATCTCCTGAGCCAGCTCATAAAGGTAACTTCCAATTCCCTCACTCTCCACATGCTTCAGTATTAAATCGCTGGCAGTGGATGGTTGGGACTCTTTAACACGACTTACTAGTGGTACGCGCTGCCTTGCAGAACTCAACTCAAGTGATAGTATCTGTACTCCTTGCCTTTTAAAATGGTCTTCAGCTTCTCGTCTGATTCTTTCCCAGTGTTGCCTATCCTCGGAGCCTAGCTGAAGTTTTATCTTGACCTGGTCGCCTGCATCAAGCTTCCAGCTTTTAACCTGCGTTAGATTTCCCTTGATGCTGATGCGGTGGATGTTCGGGGGGTACAGCGAGCGCACGCTAAGATCAGGAGCAAGTAGGAGCGCCCGGTACTTTAAGATCTCTGTATCCCCGAAGTGCACCGGATAGGGAGACCCTACGTAGGTAACATCTCCTATACATTGCGGTTTATGTATATCCCCCGAATATATCTGGGCATCTTTAGGCAGGCTTCTAGGCAGTACCGCTTTTAATTGATTATCAAGCTCTCCCGATAACTCCATACCATTTGATGCCACTGAACCAGAAACTGTCTGGTGCATGAACACAAGGTCAACTCCACGGAAGTCGATCTTACTCCAATCGGATGCAGGGGTCTTAGTATGGGGCAGCAGGGCTACAGTTGAGTACTCGCTCAACCGTATCAAAGGTTCGGTGATAAACTCAATATAGTCGTAGTGGTTCAGGAAGTGAAAAAAAGGCTGGCCGGTCTTCAGGTAGTCATGGTTGCCCATAAGAATGTAAATCTTCTCTATCGTTGAATCTGCTTCCTGTGATCTAAAGCTTGCGAAGGCATCACTGACCTTGTTAACCAACTCCGCTGAGTGATAATCCTTTGCGTCGGTCAAGTCTCCAAGAACTAGCAGGGTCTTGACTTGGTACCTTGCACAGGTATTGATAAGCCAGGGGAAGATATCCCACCGATAAGAATCCCTAGGGTTTGCGGTTAAGTGTAGATCGCTGACGGCAAGTGCTGGTAGGCGCATGGCGTAGATCCTTTAGTTTGTCGGGGTGCACTAGCTTGAGAAATACATCCAACTCAATAATGGTGATCCCATGGTGGGTAATGTGCATCCTAGGTGCATGAGCAGGAAGCAGGTCAACTACAACCTGGTTATCCAGCACTATGACTATAGGCCTGCGGTTTTGCTTTGCGATGAGCATTGCATGTTTGTTAACTGACCTGGAGTCGCGCTGTGCTTGTTTCCAGAAGGTTAGTAGCTTGCTGGTGCCATTGAATAGTAGGCTACCGAACTGCAAGTCAGCGTAGAACTTACACTCCACGGTGAACTTGTCCATTAGCAGGTATCCCTCTATTGCGGATGCGGTCAGGTCGGAGGCTTGGTTCTGGATTGCACCCCGACCCTTCTTCACAGAGTTAGTGGACCGACTGCCTGATCCAGCTGAGCGCCACAGTGCATCCTCGCTCTTACCTCCAGTTAACCAGCGTGAAAGGGACTTGCTCATATCCCTTTCAAACTGACCACCCTTGGCCTTTCCATTAACCGCCATATAGTTTCTTCCGAATGAGGTTTACCTAGTATTTCGGTGAGCTGGGTAGGAAGCCGGTCTCTACCCGAGCCCACTCCCGCTTAACTACGGTGCGTAGATCTTCTCTGAGCTGCTTAACTTCTTCACCTCCTTTGTTGCGTAGATTATTGAGCCTTACCTTGTACCCTGCTTTGCTGAGACCTAAGGCAGTCAAGGCGGATTCCTTACCTACGTCGATGAGCCACTCAACGTTTGCTGTTAAATCATCCACACCGTAACCAAACACAATGGGGAATTCGCAGTATCGGTAAGGCAGGCCAACCTTATTCTTCTTGCACATTGCCTTAACCCGGATGCCAGTCACGCGCTCTACTTTGTCAATAGTGCGCTTCATCTTCTCAATCTCAGTCAGCCAGAGAACTTGAGAAGCGTAGAAGTCCAGCGCCCGCCCACCCGTACGCATCTTAGTCTCCCCGAAGGTGACCCCGATCTTATCTCGGATCTGACTAATGATGATGAGCAGCACCTTAGAATGCTCAAGCTTCTGAGTGAGGCGCCGAAATAATTCTCCGAGCTTCTTTGGCTTGTTCGCCCCGTAAGAGCCCTGGTCGATTGTCCTCCCCTGCTCCGCTCGATCTGATAGCGCGTCAAGTGAATCAAGCACATACAGCGAGGGCTTGTCCTTGTTCTCCTCAATGTGTCTAAGTAAGTCCTCATAAAAGTCCTCTACCGTTAGCATGTTCTCTGCAAAGGTAACCTTGTTGGTGGGCATACCCAGTGCCGCTGCATATTTAAGATCGAAGGCTGCTTCTGCTTCAGCATAGCGAATGGTGCCTAGCTTGGGATATGTGCGGGCAAAGTTAGCACAGGCCTCAATAGCCATCAGCGTTTTACCCGTTGACTTATCCCCGACTAGGTTGGCAATACGACCCAGCACATAACCACCTCCAAGCACGCTGTCTAGAATTGCACAGCCGGTAGACACAAACATCATACCCGGCTTAGAGTCCCCTGAAGCGAAGTAGCTTATGTTTGACTCATCTAGCTGCTTACGTTCCCGAGGTGCTGGGGCCGCCTTCACGGCGACCCGCTTTTTTACAGCTCTCGTGGTCGCCATCGATTATCTCCGATTCCGGGACTCTCGCATACCCCTCATCTTGCCAGCGGGAGAATCATCATCATCATCTTCCTTCTTCTTGGGAGTGCGACCCTTGGGTGCTGCTTCAAGCTTCATCTCTTCACAGATCCAATCAGCGAGATCTTCATCACTGTCTGAGTCTTCCGGTTTAATCTCAAGATTCTGCTCCTCAATGAGATCTGACATCTCGTCAAATGTCATTTCGTGGATGGCCTCGAAGGTATATTCAGGCTCCCTGCTCTTGGAAGCACTGGAAGTTCTCTCCCTGTGGCGGGGCTTCTCTTCATCCTCGTCCTTATCTTTCTTAGCTGCTTGGCCACCGAATGCTGCGGCAAGATGTTCGTAGCTGTAGAAGTTCAGGATCTTAGGTAGAGGCTGATCAAAGGCCGCGTCGCGCCAGTCATCGTTCCCCAACTCAGAGGAGCGTCGGGCTACCTGGATACCAGTGTACCGGGTGCGGTCCTTAGTTCCTGACTTCTCAAAGTCAACATCATAACCATCTACTGGATCATCAATCTGCAGTATCTCGCCAGTGCGCTTATCCTGAGAAATGGCAATAAGGTCGTTATCGAAGGACTTAGGCATAGCCCAGACCAGCACGCCCTCCTTCTCAAGATTTCGATCAATCAAATATACCAGAACCCGCTTACGGGGTTCCAGCTCTTTTGCATAGTCCTCGTCACCGCTGCGAGCAGCCTTTGCCCGCTCTTCACAGATAGGGCAAGGTTCGTTTTTCATCTTACTTGGACAGAGATAAGTATTGCGATCGGGGCCGATGCCATAATGCACCCAGATATCCAAACCAAAGTGCTCTGGCTCATCCCAGGTAGGTTCAATGATGCGGATGCAGTTACTGCCATCCTTCACCTTAAAGGCTTTGATTCCATCAATAAACATCTGGTCCCAATCACCGCCCCGCTCTTCGCGCTTCTTCCACTGGTCTGGGCTGCGGGCTTGGTACTCACGCTTCCCACCCCGGCTGCGACCTGAGTCCTTGCTGTCACGACCACTACGCTCTCTTCCAGAACCACTACGGTCTCCTTCATGACCACTACGCTCTCTTACGGAACCACGACGACCTTCACTCATTTTGCTTTCCTTTCAAAATCACGCTTACTATTAAAAAACGCCGAGGCTGTAACACGCACTACTGCGTATACAACTACCAACGCTGCTGGTATGCCCACTACTACTGCCGCTGCGATGCTGATTCCTTCCATTTTAATTCTCCAGTGAACGTCGGCTCCGGGTAGCGGTGCGTGCTACGCTTAGCCTCTCCTTCCTTTCGGTGGTACTATCTACTGCGTAATAACTGGCCATACTGAGATCTGCAAGTACCTTCAAGGCAAACCCCTTCTGCCTCCAAGCGTCCAATAAGCCCTGTGCCTTCTCAAGTTCATATTGTGCTGTGCGGTATGCGTTAGCGGCTTCTTGGTAACGCTCACTAAGCTGCACCGCCGCATCCATCTGCTTAACTGTCAGTTTAACATCATCCTTGGTCACTTTCTTGACCATACCAGCTTCGCATATCTTTAAATCCTCCTTTGAGATTGATACCTTCTCGTTTAAGTCCGCAACCTTGGAGGCAAGTCGGTAGTGGATGTCTGCTTGAATTTCCAACTCATCATCCAACCGGTGCTTGTTAATTGGTAAGCTCAGTTCTATCGCATGTAAATCTAATTTCATCTCGTGCCTCATTTGAAAATACAATCACCGAAAGATAGAAGTATGGGCGCCATCTTATCGGTAGGGTTGCAGGGCTTAGAAAAAGCATACAAGTAATCTAGCAGCTTAGGAACATCACGCTCTGACTTCGCACCCATTAAGCAAGCGTTCAGGTAGTGCGTAATAATTATACGCACCGATTCGGGATTTGATTCTGTGAGCGACTTCAAGGTCTTCTGCAAAGCTGCCCAATCCAACTCTCCTTTAACCAGCAAGCGGGCTAAGTCGATCACCTCCTTGTCCTCTAGGGGCTGCTCAAGCAGGGTTGCCGCTTCTTGCTGGTCGGTGACATCTTTCAGCATGGAAAGCATCACAAGAGCTTGCCTTGGGCTTCCATTGCAGGCCCTGCCTATCATACCCAGTATATGGGCTGGAGTATCCAGGTTCTCGCGGTCTGCTACGTCTTCCAATAAATCCATGAGGTCATCATAGCGGATTGGTTTGAGGTTGTAGTTCAAGCAGCGGGTCAGTACTGTGACTGGAACCTTGCCTGAGTCGGTAGTACATAATGCAAAGAACACATGGGGAGGTGGCTCCTCAATTGATTTAAGTAATGCAGTCCAGGCTTGTTTACTAAGTGCGTGCACCTCATCCAGTATGATCATCTTATTGGGGGAGTCCCCGAACCCTTGGTACTTGAGGGCACTGGTAATATCCCGCATGGCATCGATACCCGTATTAGTAGCAGCATCAATCTCCATGATATTGGCGGGCTCACAGTTTACCGATTTTGCAACGATGCGGGCGAGGGTGGTCTTCCCAGTGCCACTGGGCCCTGTGAATAAGAACGCATGTGGTCGAGCACTGTCTGATAGTGCGGCCTCTAGCGATTTAACCACCTCCTTGTGACCGACTACCTCCGCGAGGGTGCTGGGTCGGTATTTTGTATGCAGGGTGCCCTCATCTACCGTAGTGGTTTTGGCTGTAATCATGTTTCGTTTCACCTTCCAGTCTCCTTCAAGTTAAACATCTCATTACTGCGATATACCCCTATCTCTTTCAACTCATGCCAGCGTACCCCAACCTGCACCTCTACTATCAATGGTACTATGATGTATGGGAATCGATGTCTGCACATCTCCCTCGCAATGATGGGTATCTTCACATCCATACTCGCATCCAGGAGCATGAAGCTCAGGTCATCATGCACGTTCAGGTCGGCCTGGTACTCATCATCCTCCTCCAGGTCAGCAAGTACTGACAGGGCTGTCATGGCCTCCGTAACGATATCAGCGGCGGTACCCTGAATAGGGTGGTTGATCAATTCGTTCTTAGACATCGCACCGCGGCGCTTTCTACCGGATAAGGTTTCTACGTACAGGTTCTGCTTGTACCCCTCCATAATTTTCTTCTGCCACTTCTGCACTCCTTTGAACTCATCCCAGAACTCACGGGCAAGGTCTTCGGCTAGGTGTTCGGGAAGACTCAAACCAGAAGCACAAGAACGGAAGCTGGAACCAAAGAACTGAGGGAAGACCCACCTGTTCTTGGTCTCGTCCCTCAGCTTCTTTCTAATACCTGCCGCGTCATCCCCATCCACCCCGTAATCTTTTATGATGCGGTCCTTGGTTTTAGGGTGTACCGATAAGATGCGGTCTGCCCAGTAGCCGTGAATATCATAACCTGTCCATAGATAGTCAACCAGGTTTCGGTCCTCGCTGGCCATGCCTATAACCCGAGCTTCGATCTGACCATAGTCACAAGCTACCATCCAACTACCTTCAGGCGCTGCAATTACACCGCGTATCTCCCTGCGTTTCCGCTTGGGGAAGTTCTGCACGTTTGGATCTTCCGATGATAGACGTCCGGTAACTGCTCTCATGGATGAGTACTTGCTGTGGATTAGACCATCATCATGCGTCATAGCGCCGGTGAGGATGGGAGTGATGTAGGTGCCCAGTACCTTGGATGCTCCGCGATGCTCCAGTATCAAGGAGGCCGATGGAACCTCGTCTGGCGGTATGCTGCTGAGCACGGACTCATCGCTACTATAGCCATCCCCTTTCCGCACCTCTGAGCGGTCGCAGATATCCCGCAACATAACTAAGGCATCCTCGGGCGCTGTAGGACTTAGCTTCCTGCGGTACCGCTTCTCGAACTCCCTGACCTCTGGGCAGCGGTATAGCTTGGTCTCGATGAGTCGAAGCTCTTCGGTAAGATTATCGCTCATTAGCTTGGCGTAGTCCAGGTCAGGACGCAGTCCCTTCTGCTCAGTTCTGACCAAAGTGGGGCAGAGGCTCACCTTGCGATCGTACTCTGCCCGGTATTTTGGTTCTGCACTAAGCTTCGAATCCAACAAGCCATCAAGGCGGTGCGTCCATTTGGTATCCATGCCGTTGTAGCGAAGTACTTCCCGAATTGGATAGGAGAGCAGCTTCTTAACATCCACCGGAGACTTGTCCTTCAGGAAGAATCCAAAATACTCCCGGCACAGCACATCTAGTGAGTGGGTACCTGGGGTCTCATCCAGAGTGTGGGCGGCTGCTAGAGTGTCGCCCCACCCAGTCTTTCTTAATATGGTCGGCCCGTAGTAGTAAGATAACCACTCCTGCTCAAAGCCTAGGTGGTGGGCAATCTTCACGCCTGAGTACAGAATAAACTGACCCAGCATATCCCATACCCGCGCTTGATTAGCTGCACTCCAACCGTCTGGATGGGCTAATGAGAAGGCTACTGTGTAATCAAAGGTACCAATGGCCACCGTATAGATCGCCGCATCCTTGTTATATGGTCGTAGGCCGGACGTTTCTATATCTATAGCTACCTTGGGGAGACTTAGCAGCTTCGAGAACGCTGCAACCAGTCTGTTCAAATCCCCTGCTTCCTGCCCAGTGATAATATCTATGCCTTTATCAAACTCACCTTGGTACACTGTTGGTGGGGGTAGTTCCCAGTCGATATCTCTAAACAGCACTCTACGCAGGTCGTAAGCAAAAACCCCATCAAACTCAGAGGAGCCATACTTACCCTGCTTTTCCATTACGAACTCAGGCTCGTAGGTAGGTAAGAACCAGAATGAATGGCCGCCTACCTTGCAGGCTATCCGCCTACCCCTCCACTTAAAAACACCTCCGGGTAGGGAGGTCAGTACCTGCAAGGGTAGATTTCCTAGACCTATTACAATGGCAGGCTTGGTTGCCTCTATGTCTTCCAACAGGTACTTACTACAGCAGGCCATTTCCACCGAGCTCTCAGTGTCAGCCTTGCAGCGTACCGCGTACCCGTAGCGGATATACCGCTTCATTTTAGCTGGAATGAACTTCTCAAGAAATTTTGATGCTTCGTCAATAAAGCCTACCCCTTTATTATCCTCAACGGCTGAGGGGCGGCCCCGGACTATATAGACTAGTGGGCTTGAGCTGCTCTTTGGTTCGAGCTTAGCAGCGCCACCAACGTTCAGCGGGCAGGCGCTGCATCCCAGTTTGGCAAGAGTGTCGGTCGGTAGCTGCTTGAGGGTAGCCGGCTTGGGGCGCTTCTTAGCAACCGCCCGAACCTGGTTAAAAAAGTAACCCATGGTGAATCAGGACTGGTAGGAGATGAGATGTAGGAAATTACCCCCATCTGTAATAACCATGGATTTGTCCAGTACCGCTAGATGGGTGCCCAGTTTCAAGCTGCGTGACACAAAGGTAGGATCAATCCTTACCGACAATTCCAAGGCAGACTTATACCCGAATGAGTCACTAGCTTCGGCGGTAGCGGAAGTGGTATCCAGCTTCAGCTTCCCTTTACCTACAATGCAGGTAGCAGCCTTATCTACCTCGCTCCCTACCACCAGCAGGGAGCGATCCACCGCTGCATCAAACCCAGTAGGGATAGACTGGAGCTCGTCCTCTAGCTCTTCCTCGCTACCTAGATGCTTACTAATCACCCTCTCAAAATCTAGGGGCTCCACCTGCACGGCTATCTTACTGTACAAACTAACGTGTTCTCCAATTTGAGCCAGCAGGTAGTCGGCTTTAGCATCCAACCGAATGGTTTGATCCGGGTATGCCTTAGCTAGGCTCAGCAGCTGTTGGCAGAAGAATGTGGGTAGGATGATTGGCACCTCCCCGGGAATCTTAATAGGGCTCTTCGCAAGGTATCTACTTACCGTGAAGTTATCCGTAGAGTACAAACCTATCTTACCCATGATTGGGGCCATGGTCACTCCCATCTGGGCCGGATGGGTAGGGTCATTACCGGAGCCCGGTAAGCAGTTGGCGATACCTTGCAGGATCTGGGAGTTCAATTGGAGACCCTTCCCTTCAAACTCAGGCATATCGAAAGGAAAAGAATCAATCGGCAGAGTGGGCAGCTTCACCTTAGATCTTCCGCAGGACATAACCAAGGATTCGCCGGATAAAGCCAGAACCACCTCTGCACCACCCAAGCTGGTTAAAGCCTTGATCATAAGGTCACCGGGGATGCAGCCCTCAATATCTACGTCAGTGCGAACTGAGATGGCGGAAACGTCATTACATGCTGTGATGGTAGCCCCATCAAAAACCAAGTGGCTTAGTACCGGCACGAATGACTGGCTGGATAGTGCGGGCCTTACCAGACTTACTGCTTCTAATAGGGAAGAGCGGCTTACTGTTTGCTGTGACATTCAATTTTCTCCTTCTGGGTTTTGGTGGGGTAATATGCGTTGGATCGTCAAGATCCAACTGGGCAAGCTGCTTCAGGTACTTGCTGTTCTTGCGGATGTATAGAAATGAGATGAGGATATCTTCCACATGCAGGCCTGCGAGGGCTTGCATGTGCCTGTTACTTAGCGGGATTGTAAAGATGATCTTCATCAGTATTCACCAAAGATTGGTTTCATGCCGCCAAAGAACTGGGTAGGGGGACCAGCCTTGGACGCATTGGTTATATTTTGAAAGTAGATAGCACACACCCTAGTGCGGTAGTAGTAGTCCGTGATGCACTGCTGCACTGTGATCCCACCGCAATACTCCTTCAAGTACTTTGCTACCGCCTTCCTGCCAGATGCCGATAGGTGCTTCCAGTCGTTATTCTGACTAGCCCCTGCTCTACCTGTGTCTGACATGTATAGGGTGGTTGGGGTGGTGGTGTAGTCAGGCTTGCCATTCCTGAACTTGGGAATGATGATCGACCCGGTTGCAGATACGAAAATCCATGAGGCACTGTCTGCTGAATACCATGGATACCTGGATAGGATGCTGGGCGTAGTCTGCCCAAAGGCATGAGTCTTAACCTTTGCGTGTCCATTCTCATCCACGATATCTCGGAACACCCGATCCAACCATACGATATTCTGTGCAGTGGTTCGGTCGTTGGCTGTAGAGATTCCTATATAAGGGCAGCCGTGCGCGATCATCTTTCGTAGCCAGTAAAACCTTTCGCCCATGTGAAACACTGGAATGGGGTGCAGGTCGAACTCCTCCATGTAGAGCATGTTATTCCAGCTAAGCTCCGCTGAATGCTCCACCTCTGCCGCTGATGGGATGCGACCAAACTCGCCCGGAATAAAGTCTAGGTTGACGTAAGTGTCTATCCATTCCATATTTTCCTTGATGAAGCAGATGTATTCATCCAGATCCACGACGGCTTTAGACTTCCATGCGGAGTACGCTCCGCTGTCCAGCATTATGTTGGGCTTCATACTACTTCACCAACTGCATGAACTCATTTCGCAGCGCGTGATCATCCATGAAGGCCCCTCGCATAGCTGAGGTAGTAGTATCCACGTTGGGCACCTTGACTCCCCTGCTAGACATGCAGGAATGCTTGGCGGTGATAACTACGGCGGCACCTAAAGGGGATAGGCCCTCCATCAGGCAGTCGGCTATTTGATTAGTAAGGCGCTCCTGTACTTGCAGGCGGCGGGAGAAGGCATCAACCACACGCACCAGCTTACTTAAGCCTACGATCTTGCCGTTGGGTATGTATGCCACATGAGCAACCCCGGTGAAGGGAGCGATGTGGTGCTCGCAGTGGCTGAACACAGGAATGTCTGTAAGGAGTACCATCTCCTTAACTCCCTCAGCACCATCCTCAAATACTTTCAACAGGTCTTTCGGGTTCTTGTGGTAACCCGAAAACCATTCTCCCCAAGCCTTAACTACCCTACCTGGGGTTTCAAGCAGGCCGCCGCGTTTAGGGTCTTCTCCTATGTATTGCAGCATACGCACGACAACATCATCTGCACTACGATCCCCCGTGTCCTCACCCTTAGTAGTGGTAGTTTCCCATGGAAAGACCACCCAAGAATCACTGTCTGATACACCCCCGAACACGCAAGGCGTGCTGTCAAGAGGCTTACGTCGTTTATCAAGCAGGGCTGCGAACTGCGCGGTGCTCCAGTAATTATCCATGTGCCACTGCATCGTCTTCCCGGAGTCTACCAGGTCATCTACTATCAAGTTTGCATCAGCAGCACAATCCGCCATACGGGCTGCGATGTTGTAGTTCCGTAGTTGTGCAGCTACAGCGAAGGCAGCGGGCACCCCGGATCTAGGGATGCCCCAGATACGGAAACCCTTTGGATCAGTCATACCCCGCACAATTTGTTCAACTATTGACTCGGCTAGGGCTTCCACCCCACTATTCGTTAATGTTACTTTCTTCACGGATCACCTCTTTTCAAAGAAAAAGCCCCGCGGTACTATGCAGGGCTTTCCAAGCCTATGGAATTAGATCAACGGGCTACTTTAAGCATCTTCCGGGCCTTCATCATATCCACCAAACGATGCACTTCGGAGTGGATAAGCTTGAGGGTGTTGTCTTTGAAGGCCAGCTTTTCCTTAGCCAACAACTTACCAATAGCCTCCGGCGTGGCTTCCAGGTCGTCCAGGATCAGTTCGCGAATGCGAGTGGTTACGCTCACCCCGCCATTATCTTCCTTGGATACCTTGGTAGGGCGAGCTTTTTTGTCAGGAGCAGCTTCGGCGTCGCGGTCAGCTGTGCGGCGGGTGCCACGGGCTGCTCGTGCCGGCTCTTTAGCTTCCTGCTTAACCAAGGACTTCAGGTTGGAGATATTCAGCTCCTGCTCTTCCCCATCGGGATCGGTTTCGATGACCAAGATATCACCATCGATTTCAACTACCTTGCCTGAGATTTCCTTGCCGCGCTTAGTAACGGCGGTTACCCTGTCATCAACCGAAATATCGTCATCACACTCGGCTTCTTCTTTGGCAGCGCGGACATCCTTCTTACTACCGCGGGCTGCGGGCTTGGCGGGTTCTTTGATAACCTCGACGCTGGCCTGCTTATCACGATCAAGCTCGTGCTCTTCCCCATCAGCATCGCTGACCACAATCACGTCGTCGTCGATTTCAACAACCTCGCCTGAGATTTCCTTGCCACGCTTAGAGGTTACCAAGACCTTATCCCCTACTTCCGGATCGGCAGCGTCGTCGTCATCTTGGGCAGCGGGTACATCCTTCTTAGCACCACGGGTGCTGCGTGCTGGCGGTGCTGCTTCCAGCTCTTCATCGCCGAAACTTGCAATGGGCTTGTTCTTATTAGCTGCGCCAGCGGCATCGTTATACCAATCCTGCGCTTCTGGCGATAGTTCCTCCCAACCGGAATCGTCCAGGTTTGCGACGCCGGTAACCAAGCGGCCAAGGAAATCCTGTTCGTCCTCATTGCGCTTCTCTTTTACCCCAGTGGCACCCACCAATTCTTTTTTCAACGCTGCACTCATTTGTTTAGTTCCTCAATAATTAAAAAGATACTACTACCCGTTACTACCCGTTACTACCACTACTTGCAATATATACCGCACTCTACGATAAATACTCCTTCACTTCTCCCATTATGTCTCTATTCGAATCAAGACCGAGCATTCTATTGATTGCGCGGTTACGGTTCTTGTAACAATTATACTCCCTCTGGTTAACATCAAAAAACAAACTATACACTTCCATAGGTGCTGATAGAAACAGCTTGAGTACTTGCTTTATCTCGGTGGGCGCTTGGCCTAACAACACCCGTAAATAGCCATCATTATCCAAATCACTGGCAGACTCAAGGCCTGGATCCATATCTTCTGAACTAACTAACTCGCGCTGCTTCTCCGAGTCTAGGTTGGTAAGGTTTGTAAATTGGTTAGCCCACGCTCTCTTAAACAACGCCATAAGATGGGGTGCTTCAAGACCCGGGTACTTTACCACTACTCTACGGTAGACTAGGTATGCTTCCTGCATAACATCCTCCCTGCACATAGTGTTTTGTACGCGCCAGTAGTTACGATTTAGAAAGTTCACGACGTACCCGACCACTGGCCCCTCGTAAGACAGTGCGGGTTCTTGGCTTTGCATGTAATTCTCTCCTGGTTATTTGTGTTGGTGTTGGATTCAATATCACTCTTATCGTCTTTTTTAGTTCTTCCGTACCCACCTCCAATCCACGCTGTGCTTTTTCTAGCAACCCCAGTACCAGTTTACTAACCTTATGCAGGGAGTACTGAGGGCTTACTATGTGACAATCACCACCTACAGACACACCTACCAGATGGTACTCACCCGGCAGTAAAAAAACCTTAACTTGACACTTCTGGTACTCATCCTCAAAACTGGCCAGCAGTCTGCATCCTCGAAATTTACTTACAAACAACCCATTGTACCTGGTCATACCAACTCTCCTTCTAGGTCAGCAGATAAGCTTCGGGCGTACGCGGTTGCTTCCCGCGGGCTTAATTCCCCTGCGTCTTTTTTACCATAGGGTACAGGTAGTATCTCTAGGTTTGGTAGATGCCCGATGCGATCTCTAAGTCTCATGGATCCAACTATTCCTAAACTGCTTAAAGTATCAAGTTGGATTATAGTTCTTTTCGCCCTTGTCGTTAACTGTTCTAATAAATATATTTGTTTGTCTGTAATGCTGTTGGTGGATAGTCCTACCGCACGAACTCCAAAACGCCTGCCATAAAAATCAAGTTTTAAGGCATCGAAAGGTCCCTCCACTACCACCAGCACTGACGCACCAACAGCAGAGTCAAAGCAGTACAAGGTCTCCTTGGCCGGCACCGTACTGGAATCCCTATCTAAATCCCTATACCGTACAGTGGAGTTAGCAATGGAGCGGCCTGACCAGGTGACCAGCTTACCTGCTAGGTAGTAGGGAAGGATGATCCTATCTTTAAAATCGCCAGTTAAGGAGTACTGAAGACCATAAGCAGCCACCAGTCCAGGTAAATCCCTTCTTGTGAAGCCTCGGTCCTCTATGAGGTACCTGACATACCTACTAGCCCTTAACGAATCCAACTCAATAGGCCTAAAGCTACTAGGCAGCTGTAGATCCTTCTCGGCTGCTTCAGGGAGCGTAACCTTAGGTCTGAGTAGCCGCGATGCGATTTCATCGAAGCCATCAGGGTCTATGTACCCGGGGCCCAAGCCAGCGATATCCCGGGCTGCATGATAGCTAACGCCTAGGATAGCCACCAACAAGCGTACCGGTGATTTACCTCGGTGGTCTGAATTGCGCCAGCAGGCCCACCACCCAGTCTCCTGGTTTAGTCCCATGTGGAAGGATGGATCCGCAGAGCCACAGTACGGGCACCTGATGTTTATCTCACCACGGGATACGTTGGCGCCCCTTTCTACGTAGCTTACCCGATTTTCATCCAGTACCTTACGCCACTCTATTACTCTCATTTGAGGTCTCTCAACAAAGTGCCTACGTTAAAGTTACCACTGACTACACTGCTGTGTAAATCGTTACCTTCTTTGATGAATCCAAGGATGCGGATGTCAATGCTCTTCTCAATAGTCAAGTCGTAGATGAAAGATCTATGCAACTGACCCGATCTATGTATCCGCTTCAATGTCTGCTTTCTTGTTACCGGGGATACCGGACTCTCGTAGAACACAAGGTATTGAGCCACCTCTTGCAGACCATCCACTCCGGTGCCCCCGCAATCACTGTTCATGACGAGCACCTTCTTCTTGGGGTTCTCTTGGAAGCTCTTAATGCAGGCTACCGGGTCTTTCGTCTTGCCATACAGCCATTCATAACCAATCTTCATTTCCTTTAGTGCATCAACTATCAACGAACCAGTCTGCGTGTACTCGGTCGATACCACCACCTTAGAGTCACCACTATCCTCGATGATACCTAGCAGCATCTCAAGTTTAGGATTTTCCTTAAAGCGGATAACGTGGTCTCCGTAAGAATCTTTCCACTGCAAGTAGCCAGACACTATCTGGCGCATCCTGATAAACGCACTATCGATTTCACTTAACTTACCTTGTGCGTTGATAAGACCTTCCAAGGCTCTCAAATAGTGCCCACGCTGCTCCTCACCAAAGCGGAGCACTAAGTTATTCGGCACGCACTCGGGCAGGCTCTCCAACTCATTCTCATCATACCGAATGGATCTATTCTGCAGAAACTTATTAAGTAGTCGAGTCTTCTTCTTATCAAAGTCATACTTCTGACCGGCCCAGAAACCATCCGAGCGCACCATGAAGGCTTCCCGGAACATACCTAGGGAGTCACCGAAGGTATCGCCTCGGTCTACCAGGAAGAACTGTGACCATAGGTCTTCCGGGTTGCGGCCGAACAGGGTACCCGTGGTTATGTAGACGTTGTCGAAGTCCTTGGTAAGAGGCCTTAGTATCCGGTACCGTAGGGATTCCGCATTCTTTAACTTGTGACTCTCATCAATAGCAGCGAAGTTGTAGATCTTTTTAAGTTGATTGATTTTCTTTAGGTCAGGGGCTAATACCTTTTTCTTACCCACCACCTTCTTTGAAAGGGCAAGCTGCAACCCAGTGTAATCAATGATCGCCAGGTCAGCTTTATTGGTAAGCAGATGTTCCCACTTCTCTTCTATGCTGCCCGTGCATATCTCAGGTTCTAGGTCGGAATGTACCGCACATGCTTTTTCCCAAGAAGCAAAGTTAACCAAGCGGGGTATCGTCACCAGTGCTTTCTTTAGGCGCCCCTCGCGCTGCAACTGAGTCATTGTATCCAGTACGATTTTACTCTTACCAGCTCCCATATCAAGCAGGTGGCCGAATCGGGGCTCCGTCATCCCTATCAAGAAGCAGGCTGCCTGATGGACCCAGGGCTCTGTTTTGAAGTAAGGCTTTACTTTGAAGGTTTTCATCTCAGACATAAGCTGGTCGAGGGGTACCTTCTTAATCCACTGGTATGAGTTCATCTTGCGATTTAAATACTCGTCAAGAGCTCCCTTCTTCATAACCATTCTTACTTACCCTCTTCAGGTTGGCCGTTAAGCTTAGCTTCGTACGCCGAACTCATAAGTGCACTATCTAGACAGAATTGACCTGTGGTATAAGACTGCGAAATGAGTACCACGAACTTATCCTCATCGTTGCGCCCATTACTTACGAACAGCCTAGCAAGTCCTAGCTTGTGCTCCTGCGGCGTTTGGCTGTAGGTCAACACGTTATCCGCTGTGGCGATCTTACTGTAGTCCTCTGCAACCATCGAGTCGGTAACCATCTTGGCGCTAGCAGAGGTTCTATTCCCCTGCGAAGCAACCACCATGGCTAAGTTTTTTGATACTGCGATACCCCTCAAATCCTTGTAGATCTTACCCGTGTCAACCCTCAGCTGGTTGCCATCAATATCCATCAGGTCGGGATAGTCTAGAATGATGACGTCCGGGATTATCTTATGGAAACGCTCCAGACCATCCAGGTAGGCCCGCAATGCAGAGATGGTAAGAGCACCGGTAGGGAACTGCTTAATGATCAGCGGAGGGCGTCTGCTGAATTCCTTTTTAATCTTCTTCGTCAGGGTAGAGCGGATGCCCTGGTCGCTCAAGGTGAGGTGCTGGGTCTCCTGGTGGTGTATATCTAGCAGCACGCCGCGATCATCTTTAGTGAATAATGGAACCTTAACTTTCGGGTCTCTCTTTGACACTGAGAAGAAAGCTTGTAGGTACCGCTGCGCCACCCTCTGCTCTGACATCTCAAGAGAAATATGCAGTACCCGCTTGCGTTGCAGTATTGCCCACTTACCTAAACTTATCAAAGCCCAGCTCTTGCCCTTCTTGGCTGGGGCTATGAACATAAACATCTCACCAGGTCGGGGGCAGATATCCCGGCGGTCTAGTTCCGCGATACCTGTATGGATACCCTGCTCCGTACTATCCAAAAACTTTAATACCTGGCCTGGGTCTTGGAACTGAGTGCCCAACTCAAAACTAACCGCTTGATTGGCCAGACCCTTCTGGAGCTCGACCTCTGCCTTCTCAATATGACCCGACTCGATAGCCTCCACCGCTGCTACGACTGCTGACTTCAGGCTCTGCTGCCTGACAAATCGATGTAGTTGGGAAACTACATAGTCGCCGTTGACTGTATCCTTGGCTCCGTAGAGGTTCTCTAGCAGTCGCTGATAACTGGTAGCTTTGCGTTTATCACTGCCGTTCAGGATATTCTCTAGTGAGTCGGATATATGATCCTTGATTGCCGAACCGTATTGATCGATGAAGTCGATGGCATGTTCCGCCACTTCACGGTAGACTGCCGATCCAAATAGGTTGGGGGTCACCGCGTGCCTGATGGTCTGGCAGTAGTCATCACTGAAGCATAGCAGGATGAGGATATTTTCCTGGATCGCACCAGATAGTTTTTCTTCGCTTGCATTCACCGTAGTATTCTCTCAAAAGAATTTATCAA